CGGCGATTGCGATTAAACAAATTAGATATTTCATATTGGTTTGGCCGTTAACCTCCGCCCCGTGGTTATGGACACGAAGCGGAGGCGTCACAACCCAGCGACACCACTCGCCGGAAGATTTTTAGAAGTTGATGTCCTCGTCGGAAATCTCGTTTGCCTTGGGAGCGTAGCTCTTATTGGCAAAAGCCTTGTTCTCACGCACTGGGCCAACCTTGATGGAAAGGAAGGGCTTGCCAGCCTTGCTGGTCTTTTCCCAAATGCTGATCTCCAAGTCCTTGCCGTTCACGTTAAGAGGGCCAGAATATTGAGGAGCCTTGGGGTTCGCATTGTTCTTGCGGAATGCGGCTCCGCTGTTGGTGTTGTCGTATGCCATATTAGGAGTTGGTGGTGGTTGTGGTTGGTGTTTCTTCTGACTCGTTTTTAAGGAAGCCCAGCTTATTGCAAAGCTCCCTGACCTCGTTTAGCGTTGCCTCATCAGCAACTTCGATTGCCTTTGTGAAGGCTTCGATGATTTCGTTTTTCATTGTTGTTTTGTTTACTTGCACTTCCAAGCCCGAAGGGACTTGTTGATGCGAGAATTGGGATCGTTCTTTTTCTTGGAGCCTGTCATCTTTGCCTTCATGCCCTTCATACGGGCGCAGAAGGAAGCCTTGCGTCCAGCCTCGGACTTGCTCTTGGGGTTGGGGGCAGGGGGCTTGAGATTGCCGCCATGCTTCTTGTTGTATGAGGCACGTCCCTTGGCGTTCAAGCCGCCCTTGGGATTCTTGCCTTCTTTACGTTGCCACGCTTCGCTCATTGGTTTGTTGGGTTGGTTGGTTATCTTTCCGTAAAGCACATATGGCTCTCTCGGAATGTGAGAGGAATACTAGTCCTTCCACACGCTCTGGCAAGACGAATATTCAAAAAATAATCGCCCTGCTCATTTCTTTCGATGACGAGAAAAAGATCGCAATCATGTTCGATTGCTCTTGACTCCCGACTTGCTCCCTCCGCATTGAGTTGCGTGAGGGCAATGATGGTGATGCCAAGCTCCTTGGCTAGTTGCTTGAGGGTTCGTGATGCTTCAGCCACTTGACGCTCACGGCTGTCCTTGCGGTCTGTGGGCGAGAGAAGCTGGATGTAATCAACGATCACAACTCGGCACTGGTGAACGGCGCACATACGGCGCATAGCGGCTCGTAGTTGCAATGGGTTCACGTCTCCCTCGTCTCGGATATAGATGGGGAGTAGTGATGCTTGCATGGCGGCTCGGCTAATAGCCTCAATGTCTCGCTTGCTTGGCTCCTTGCTCAATACGCCGATGTCAACACCTCCGTATGAGGAGACGAACCGATCAAACAATTCTCCGCTTGACATTTCCAGAGAAATGAATCCAACGGGATGTCCGGCATTGGCGGCTCTTGTTGCCATGTTGACAGCCATGCTGGTCTTGCCTCCCTTGGTGGCGGCTCCGATCACGACTAGCTGGCCTTTGCGAAATCCTCCGGTAACCTCATCCAAAGGCTTGAATCCGGTTGTGACCCCGATGAGCTTACCCCTGTTTGCAAAGATTTCCTCATATGCGTTGACTCGGTTGAATCCAACCTCCTTGAGAGATTCAATGCGACCTCGGCTCTCGGCATCTGCGGCAACGCTTACTAAAGCCTTCTGCACTATCTCGGAAAGCTCCCCTGCCTCTGCTGGATTCTTTGCTGACTCAATGATCCTCTCGGCGGCACTTATGGCTAAACGAGCCGTGTGCTTGCGGCGGAGGATGTCAAGATACTCACGCCAATTGGAGACTAGGCATGGAGATATAAAGCACTCGGAAATTACTGCTGGCCCCCCGATCATTTCGAGGGTTCCAGCGTTCTGCATATGGTCGGTTATGGTGACTAGATCAACGTCCTTTCCCTCCTTCCAAAGCTCCAGAGCGGCATCGAATATACGCCTGTGGTCGGGATGAAAGAAAAGTTTGTTGGATGCGTAGTCACAAGCCTCGTTGAGAATTGATGACTGCTGAAGTACGCAGGATAGGAATGCCTTCTCTGCTGGATCGGATTGTGGTGTTGTCATGCCTTCTTCTTCCGCTTTGGCTCTGGCTTTGCGGCTTTCAAAGCCCAGTACAAGTCAACTTGCTTCTGGAAAACGAACCACTCCTTTGATAGATCCTCTTTCCAAACCACCTCAAAGTCTCCTTCTTCCTGCTTCCCAATACGGACGATGGCGTGAGAAGTGATTTGATTGATTTTCTTTGTTCCAACAACCTTAACACCTTCGGGAATAATCTGGTATGGGCCAATTTTGATATTCTCTGTTTCTTCTTTGCCAAGTAGAATTGGAACTTGCTCTTGATTTTCGTTCCACAATGCGGCATACCCTGCAACTTGTCTCCAGTAAGCTAAACTAATGGATTTACTCGTTTTGAAATCTATCAGCACATGATCCCCATTGGCTTTCTTCGCAACAAGGTCAATGGTTCCGCCATAACGCACTCCGTTATGGACGAGTTGAGTTTCAGTTGCCACCTTCTCCAGATGTTGCTCATCCCACCAATCAATGAACTTATTGTAGCAGAGCAAAGCCTTTTCAATGTCCTCGGTTGAGTAATCTTCAAGGTCGGCAACTTGCTGGTTTAGGTAGCACTCAATCAAGAAGTGAGCAATCGTGCCAATGTCTGCGGCCTTGTCTCGCTCCTTGCGGTAGTCCTTGCCCTCCATTCCAAGGTTCCATGCCCAATGGATCAACGCTCCAGCGTCATCACCGATCTTGCATATCGTGCTACCGCCCGGCACTTGGGTTCCATCGGATAGATGGTATTTTTGATGAGGCGCATTACGCACCAGTTTTGTTTTTTCCATGCCCTACCGATAGTCAGACTCAAATGTGTTGTCTAGCACATATTCATCCCAATCTTCAGAATTTTGTGATTGACTTGCAGTGGCATCCCCCATGCCGTTTTGGTTGATGAAAAGCTCTACCAACAACGAGAGGGCATCAGCCCTGTCTGGCGAGTTCCCTTTTGTTCGCTTCTTGAGTTCCTTCTTTGATTCCAGCAACGTCTTCTCATTCTTCAGCGAGTAGATTCGGGCGCAGAGTTCCCTTGCGGTTTGATCGTCTAGCCCACGCAGTCTCCCTGCCATAACCACCACTTTGATTTGACTCCAAAGTTGCGTAACTCGGTTGGCATAGACTTGCTTCGCAGGGCGAGTGTCCTCCACGCTTATTGCGGTGTCAGTGGCAGATCCTCCAAAGCTCACCCTCATAAAGCCTGTCTGCCATCTCTGCGAGATAATATCAGCTATACCGGCTCCTGCACCAGTTGCGTCAAGAGCAAAGTCTTCTGGCTCCACTCCCCTATCTTCCAGTTCCTTGATAGTAAGATCAGCAACTTGGTAGAACAACGGATAGTTTGGATCGTCCATTAGGTTCAGCCTCACAACGTCAGTTAGCTCAAGCATGACATCGCCATCGTCTGCTTTACCCACCTTTGCAAATCGTAGAATGCAATCATCTCCCTCGGTAGTGAACGCAGGGTCAAGGGCGGCAATCGTCTTAATTCCTCCACCAGCCCAGATCACCTTCTCCCTAGCTCTGCCTTCCGTAATCATTGCGGAATCTAGGATAGTATTCCTTGCACCGCTACGGCTCCACATTCCACGGCAATAGCTATTCCACTCAAGGCTATTCTCTCCAAAGTTCTTACGGATGATGTCCACGTTGTCTTGGGAAAATAGATAGGGATAAATTACACGCCCAGCTTTGACGTTGGGGCTTTTTAGCCCATCAAACCTCACGCAAACGCCGGACTTGGTTTCCCAATGCTCGTCATCATCGTGAATAGATTTCCATCCCATTCTGGGTTCGCAGAATAGTCCATGCGGATCAAACATGGAGGAGGCGTTGGCAATGGCAATGAAATGGTAGAAGTCCGTTCCAACTTCCAAGTTGGCTCTGGCACTGAACACCGCAGGGTTTGTTTGGGCGGCTTCATCGACCATGATTACCATTCTGGATAAGTGTACCCCTTGGAGTTTTCCAACTGCTTGTTCCACAGCCCCGCTATCCACTGCAAGGGCTATGATACTGCTCCTATCGTCGCCCTTCTGGAACTGGATCTTGGTCTGGGAATCAACTACGTTAAGACCAAATAACGGCACTGCTGGCCTTACAAACCGCATCATCTCGCTCCAGATACGGCCCCGGAGCGACGGGACTGTTGTGCTAGTTAAGGCCACCCTTGTCATCATCGGCTTCGCTAGATACTCCACTAGCGAGAGAAGAGTGAATGTGAATGTCTTTCCAGCGGCGGCGCATCCTGTAACCCCTATTTCCCTGTAATTTGTCCACGCCCATAGAGCTAGCTCATTCCAATCGTTCCAGCTTCTAATCACGTCGGGCCAGAGCATTGCTATACAATGCTTGATATGTTGCCCCCTACTAATCCCAGAAAAACGCTCTGGGTTGGCATCACCAACCATCAGCAACTCTATTTCGAGTTGCGTGATGGATGGATGCTTACTGAAATCTAGTCCGTAGGTTTGGAGCTTCAACGAAGCTGGCTACGAATTGCCTCAAGAGCCGACTTGGGCTTTCCACGGGGGGTAACCTCTTCATCAGAAGTTGATCCCTTGGAAATGCGAGGCTGAACCCTTGCGTCTTCTGCCGCCCTGCTCTTGTACTTGGCAAGCTCTGCCTTGAGCTTTGCATTCTCTTCAACGGCATCTTTTGCAAGAACAGCAAGGAAAGGAGTAACCATCATCTCGTTTTGGGAAGCCGTTCCATTAAGAATGTTTCTAGCCGCCTCAAGACGCTTGTTAACTGCCTTGTCGTGGTCTTCTTCTCCGGTCATTCGGAAGAACTCGGTCTTGCTTGCAAGATGATCTTTAACACGATCAAAGTTCTTGTTGATCGTCTCTAGCGTCCTTGCTTGATCTTGCTGTTCAGCTTGCTGTAGCTGGTTCGCAGTTGTTCTATAATCCCCCAAAGCCGTTTCCAATGCCCCCCGCTTTTGGTCAGCATCGTTAATAAGTGAGAGAAATTGAGCCGAAGCCGCACCCCCACCGAAGGATTCGTCAATGAAGCTAATCCGTTCACGCCCCTTAAGCGATAGAGCCTTCTCTGCGATTGCCTCATCTTCTCCAAACTCCTTTGCGAATTGGGCAACCTTGCTAACAGCATCTTGGTATGGTTGTTCATAAGTGGTCTTGAATTTAGGGGAACGCTCAAAGGCAGTACGTTCCAACTCTCCCTCTAGCTTCTCCAACTTCTCCTTGTAGGTAAGAACTTCAGTATCCTTGGCTTTAAGAGACTCTTCGTAAGCCTCGGCCTTCTTGCGAAGCTCTGCAATGTTATCCTCCTTGGA